CTGGGTAAGCTGATATTCCTGCAGCTCTTAGCATCATAAAAGGTGTATGCTCAGATACCTGTGCCATTTGATTACCTGCTGGATCGCCAATAAACTTGAATGTTAAATTATCCCATTTGTTTTTAGATATTTCTCTTTTGAGTATTTCAGCAAATCTGATTGCTCCCATGTCTTTACCAATTATCTCATGGAAAACTATCCATCTTCCTGAGTGTAATTGCTGACAAAAGACAGCCGAGGGGGAACGACCAAAGTCAATGCCAACAATTACATCGTTTTGATCTGAAGGAAATAATGGGTCTTTAGCAACATGACTATCTCTCCTAAAAGTAGGATAAACTGGTTTGCCGTCCATTAATGCCTGATATTGATTTAATACATATACTTTTACCCAAGAGGGAGCTTTACCCAATATAATCTTGTCATAATATTGTTCTTGTAAATTCTCTCTGTTTTCTGATTTTAAATTAGGATCATATCCAGCTAAATTACCATGCTCATCTTTGGATTCAATCATTGCTCCAGGTTGAGAGAAGAAATTCCAATCATCAGGCTTAACCATTAATAATCGTTCTTCGGTTGTCATATATTCAGGAATAGGAACTTCTCCAGCAACTATTCCCCACCAATGATCTTCACTTGGAGCATTAGTGTCCATAATAACACCATACCAAGTTGGACCACCTTCACGCATTGAAGGGAATCTTCCTACCCTCATTGTGCAAGCGTCCACAATATTTTTATTTATTTCACGGGCTTCATTGACCCACACACCTGTTAATTCAAGAGATAATAATTTCTTAACATCTTCTGTCTTATCCAAAGCCAAAAATATGACTTCTAGTTCCACAGTAGTTTTATCTCCTAATGCAAAACAAATATTATGGGTATAAGGAGGAGACCAGATAAACCTACCTAAATCATCATCAAACCAATCTCTCCATGTTTTAATGGTTGTGGTTTTTAATTGAGGATTTGTATTTCTTATAACTGCCCAACGGCTTCTTCTGACATTCTGATCATTTGGCTTTTGAGCTACGGCTTTTCTCATTATTTCCATGCAACAAGTAACAGACTTGCCACTACCAACTGGACCTCTGATACCACGAACAAATGATCCATCTTTCATAAATGCCTTGGCTACTTGCCCAGGAGGTTTGTAATCTAGTTTCATGTTCTTATAAAATATCTTGTATTAGCACCACCTTGTTTGCTTGCTAATAAACTCCGTTTAGCTTTTGGGTCTAATGAAGTCGTGCTATCTGTCTTGTTTTCAACTGCAACTTGAGTATTGGTTGGAGTGTTATTTGAAGATTCAGAACCACTATCATTACTGGCTGTTTGTATCTGTGAAGATTTATAAGTTCCAGTAGCTGAATCAAAAGTAGCTCCTTGTGATCTGCCTATAGGATCATAGTCTGCATCTCCCCAGTAACCTCTGCCCATACCAGTTAAATCTTTACCAACTACACCACGATATGTTCCTTGCTCATCATAAACGGCATTACCACCAGCTCTTAATTGACTAGCTTGGTTTTTATAATTAATAGAGCTAATAGTATTCATGGCAACAGTTCCCATAGTAGGAATAGGAACATTGATTTCAGATTTACTTGCTCTACTTTCTAAATCTTTTGCTAAATTTATGTTTCTATTAACTGCATCATATTCTTTTTTATGCGAACCCATTTTATAGTCAGGAGTTTCGTTAGCCCATTTAGCTTTTGCAAATGCATCTTCTCTTTGCTTTTTATTTCTTGCAGCATTTCTTCTAGTTGTATCTGAAGCTGATACAAATTCATTTGCTTGGTTTTCATCTGCTGAACCTCCCATATTTATCTCCTTGTGTTTTTGGCTTTATTTATATAAAATTTTTTTTGAGGAATTGTCTTTTCACATAGTGTCATGAGTGTGATCTACCCGTTATAGAGTCCGTTGCCTGATTTTTAAAGCGTACTTGTATGCAGACAATCTAGGCATGGGACCCCTAATCAACATTGAAGTTAATCTGCACGGCTGTGTTCGCAGTCTTAGGTGCATCAACTCTCAATCCAGCTCTGTCCATTAAATCCCTAGAGGCTTCTAATCTGACATGGGCTGACTTAGCTGTTAGCAAATCTCTCATAGTTGCTAGTGCTTGTGTTGCGTCCCAACCTAAACAGCTCATAGCTAACTGCTGTCTATACTCTATAACATGAGGCTTATTAATGGTTATGTATGCCCAAGCTTTGTTTCTACCTAGTCGTTTAGCACCTTCTGTTGGGTTGCAACCATCATGCAACATTGCATGGACTAACTCTGCTTGTGCTTCTGTTACTTTGCTGTGTTGTGGTAGTAATGATTGACTGTTCGTTTGTATCTCATTCATTGGCACAACCGAACCATTATACTTTTCTTGTTGCGTAGTATTAGCTTTCATTAAAGGTCTCTTATTGTTGCTCTACGAGAGGATAACCATACTCTCTATATAGCTGTCTATTCACATTCCTAAGTCATTGTAATTAGTACCTTATTCCTGCTCTACTCACTAAGGAACGAGTTCCTAAGTTCATCGACACGAAGGTGTGTCGACCCATTCGGGTAACGATCTGGGGTAGAATGAATCAGCATGGCATCGAGCCAAGCTTCATCATATGGGGATTTAAGATCGCCAAATCCCCAAACCCCTTTGGGCGATAATATCCCACCCTATGATTAACAAGTCTACTCTGCGAGGCACAAAAACTGCAAAACACCTCTGTTATTATTGCATACTTGTAAAGTGTAATGCTTAACCCCGTTTCGATACCCCTTTCTACGACATCATATGGTACGCATTATCAGCAAGCTGACTTACGCACTTGACTAAGTATTCCGGGTTAAATCGTACTTTGCAGTTTTCGCTTAGTATTTAACCATTACACAGAAAGGAACATTACCATGTGTAAACAATTAGACTTATTTAAGAAAAGCCAACCAAGTGATCTACAGAAATTAGAGGACATGGTTTCATATCAAAATACTTCAACAGTTGAGTTACTTGATGTTGAGGAACGTATGCCATTCAGAGAAGATAAAGAACACTTCTCACACTTAACATGGGATATACAGCAAGCATTGGATTCTGGTGATACTCAGAGATATGAGGAATTAATCACAATCCAACGTGATATGAATTAATTAAAGCCAAAGTAAAAGGTTATAGATTTGGGTAGTAACATTCTAAAGGTCTAATGCTACCCATTTCACAAAATGTCATAGGAAGGAACATTACATGACACATATTATTGAAGAAGAACATAAGACAGAGTCTGAGTTAAAAGCTCAGGAAGAACTTAACAATATAACTACGGAGCAGTTAGATGAAATATCCAAAGCATTTAAGCCTAAAGTACCTTACAACGAAGCTTGGGATCAGGAGTTCATCAAGAGATGTCTCATGGTTGCCGAAATGTTTGAAGATGGTAACGAGGTTATCATCAAAGCGAAGTTCCAAGATCAACTTCCGAGAATGTTTGAGAAGATGCGTGACAATGTCATGGAGCAAGGACTCAAACTCAAAGAGCAAAGGGCGACAATGGTTAGACAGAATGTCGATGTTGAGCTTACCTTACACCCTATTGAAGACTTGGATAAAAAGATTGAGCAAATGCGTCAGCAATATGTTTCACTCGACCATGCCTTCAAAGCTCTACTCTACCATTTTAGACCAGCTATCCAAGGTCAGACTGGTATTAACTTCGGTAAATATACGAAACTAGGCGAATTTGCTAAAGTTAAACGTATGCAGAATAGGAACAAGAAGTTAACACTTGATACCTATTTAAATAACAAAGATGTATTTGACGAGATTATGCTTGATGCTGAATCAGGAAAGCCAATCAAAAGAGGTCAGATACTGGTTGACGATATGATGCTTGATATAAATGACGGCATCATTGAGATACCTGAAGAAATGCAATAATTGCTAAACCGATTGGGAGGTTGCTAATGTAATTGGGAATACCTCCCTTCCAATCACTTTTTACGGAGTTACCAATGAAACT